ATCATTCTCGTCATCATCTTGAACAAACATTGGTAGATGACCTCTTAATCTATTTTTATTTGCTTTATCATATGCAGATGCAGAAATTAATTGATTTGCGTACCAATCTGTTGCGGATGATTGTGAAGTTCTGTACATAACATATGGATTTGAATATGTTCCCTCACCACTTTCTTTTGGCCATGCATTATCGTGAAATATTCCAATAGACTCACTTGAATAAGACGAACTTTGAATATACATATACTTTTCAAATTTATCAAAGTTATTAACAGTTTCACGAAGTTTTGTTTCCCAAGATTGAATTTGTGTCAATGAACCACTTACTGGAGTAAATGATGGATGTGCAGTTTCAGACCCAGAAATAAACAAATAACCACCATTCCCTGGGTCAGCCTTGACACTATGTAATCCCGTAGAGCCACTGCCAGCTCCAGATAAGGATGCACTTCTATCTGTATATTGTTCTATTAAATCTAACTTATATTTAAAATTTCTAAGTCGTTGTTCTGCTGAACTAAAATGAACAAAATTTTCAAACAATGAAAAATCAACATTAATATCCGCACTTGTACTTCCACTTAAAACTTCATTCTCAAGTTTTTCTTGCATAGAAGCATCGTTAGATACTAAATTACCATAACTTTTAAAGTTTGTCTTACCTGCACCAATAGGACTTGTAGTGCCACCATATTCAGGAGTTCTTAAAACTGTATCACTAATAAATTCTTCCACGAATGGAACTAACTGAGCTATTTCCTCATATGGGGGAATCATTTCTCTAACGACAGTAACAAAATCTTTGTCCTGAACCGTATCTGGAAGTGGTTCATATAATTTATAAACTACTGAATAAGGATATTCTGGATAAGTCGTTTGGTCTATTTTAAAATTAGTTATTAGACTAAAATCATTTGGTGATCCTAATTTAATTAATTTACTTAAATTTTCACTCGTATCTTGTGGATATTGAACGAACCATTTATCAAAATTAGAGTTCTGATCTAATCCAACGGTATTATTAAAATCATGATCGGATTTCTCTCCTAATTCATCATAAGTATTTATAAGAGTAATATTATTCCCACTTATACTTTCAATATCACCCCTCAATGTACCATATATTGGTGTTGAAGTATAAAGAGATGACGTATAATCAACATAAAAATCAGTAAAAGTATTGAACCCTCGTATATTTGTTGCATTATCTAATACAGCATTTTCTGGTGCTAAACTTTCATATGTACCATCTATTTCTATGGTATTATTCATATTAGAAATAAAAGTGGTGATTGGTGCAACTAAATCTGCAGTAACAGGAGTTCTATTAACTTTTGAAGTTGATTCTGTTAATTGAATTGTAACATTTTCTACCCATAAAATTCCTTCAGGACCATACATACCAAATATGTAAAGTGTTGATGGTTTTACTAAATCCCAATTTTCATCAATGGTACCTGTATAACTAACGTGTTCCCATTCACCTACTTTAGAAATTGGTCTATATCTTAAAAATTCCCTTTCTCCTGCTTCTAAACTATCTTCTTCTAATGTTGCTGGGTTAGTTCCGATGGAAGCTCCCCAGTATATATTACCATCACTTTTTCTATAATGATGTAACCCAACCATTGCACCTTTATTTACCGTATCTGATTTTTGCCACCAACTAACTGTTAGTTTAGATCCTGGTTCTATTCCCTGTGCTGCCATTGAATGTGGTAATGTTTGAGCCATTCCTAACCATCTGTGTGCCAATGATAAAGGTTGATCCGTATCTGTATTAAAACCAGTTTTATGTAATTGAGCTGTTGGATAATCTTCGTGATTTGGAGAATCAAATTGTGAATTCTTGTCAATGAACTTCATAGCAGTTTCACCAAACTGACCTTCCCCCTGTACCCATTTTGCATGATGTCCTAACCAACCACTATGCCATCTTGATCTGGTAAACTTTCCGTTATCACCACCCCCATAGGAAAACGCATTAAACCCATCTGACCAACCGGATGGTTTTACTGCATCTGAATAAAGAACTGGGTCTGGATATTGCCAGATTAATTCTGTTATAGAACTTCCAGCTGTCCAACTCCAATTTATCACTTCATTGCCTGGATTTTCAATTGACCATATCCATTCACAATCACTCAAATCTGGATGTACATTACTACCCCAAGGTCCTTGACCGGCAACTGCTTTCTTCTGCCACTCAATAGGATTATTTTCAGTAGCAGTTGTTACAGTTCCATCATTATCTGTAAAAGATGTAATATTAAATGGACCAGTATTAATAATTGTTTCTGATGTATTGTCCTCATAATTTTTTTCATACTTAACTGTACCATCTCCAGTTTTAACTACATCTCCATTAAACCATATCTTTGCTATTATTGCTCCAGGACCACCATTATTTCTTGCATTTACTCTCAAACCAGCTGAGTTACTTGGAATTGGAAACTCGTCTGAAGTTCTCCAATTTGTTCCTGAACCAAGTAAGGTTTCGCCACCTGCACTATTTACAGAATATAAATCATATGCGTTATCAACTTGTAATAAAATTTTATTTGTAACTTGACTATCGTGATATGGACTTACTCTAAATTCTCGTTCATATTTTACAATATCAGTAGCTAATGGATTTTTTATTGGAATATCATCTATTACAGTTACTTCAGTATCTTGACTAAAAACTTCATCAACAACATATGCATCTTTAATAGTAAGTGTACCACCTACCATTGAATTAACTAACCCGTCATCTTCTTCAGAAAGTGTGGCTTCTACTCGATTATTATCTCCAACAAATTTAATAAGACCCGTTGACGGAACTTCTAATTCTTCCTTCCTCTCTTCTTTCATATATGGAGTTGGAATTCCACCTAAACTTCCAGGCTCCATTTGAATATCTGTAATATAACGAGTTCCTTCTGTAGTATTACCATTAACAGTTTTACCTAAATACCAGTTTACTATTCCGTCTGAATCTTCTGGTATAGTTTTAATAGTATATTTTTTATGCCATCTTCTTCCATCTATTACTTTTGTTTCTAATATTATATCATCAGTCGCAACAACATTTGGTATATCCTGTAAAGTACCACCAACATCCCATTTTCCCTTAAATAATCCATATCTGTCATCCGGCCAGATTGGTATCCAGTTACCATTAGTATAATCCTCTTCCCAAGAAACCCAACAACTAAATATATAAGTTTCACCAGGTATTCCCTTTAACATTAAAGTATAAGTATTGTTCTGATTATCTGAAGTAGTTTTTAGTACCCAATTACTACTACCCGGATTTTCAACACTATTTACTATTTCATGGTTACTGCTAATTTGCCCCTTTTCAAGAATATCAACCCCATCAAAAAAATTTCCGTTTGTTACTAAATTATCTGATGCCGGTAAAGTGATATTCTCAACTACTGGAGTATATCTTGATATAACTTCTGGAGTTTCATCATAATCTATAATAAAAGCATCTCTTATTTTAAGAGTTCCACCTACCATTGTATCTTGTAATGATATATCTCCACCATTTATAGTTGCAATTTTTCCACCATTACTAAATGTTATAAAAGATTCTCCACTTACATCAGAATATGATAAACAATTAAATCCTAATAATCTAAATTGTTCGAAATAATCTGGATCATTTATTGCTGGATTTGGTCGTAATCTTATTTCAGTTCGTGAATTTGAAATTTCTTGTAACCAAAATTTATCTTCTTGAGTAAGTAGTTCTATTTGTGTATCATTCCTCGTACTTGGAATTAATTTACCTGGATCATCAGGATCATTTTCTGCTGCTAAAATTGTACCATTTGTTTCTATTATAAATTGACCACTATAAATACTTTTATTTGATTTTTCAGTTAAAATAATCCTGTTAGAACCGCCAATATATCTTAAAAAATTATATACGATCTTATAAGTTCCACGTTCATAACCAAGACTTCTGATATGAGACCCTACATCTAAGTTTACTGGTAACGGATGGTCAATTTGGCCAGATGCGAGATAATTATCACTTGTATCGTAAATACAATATTCTATAACATCGGTAGTGAGTGTTCCAAATGGTGTTATTGTATTGCCACTATTTAACCCGTCTATACCAATAAGAGGCAAATCTTTTGCCTTTAATCTTGATAATTTTCCAGTTACTTGGTCTACTGTTAATTGTTTTTTTGTTGGCATTAGAATTCCGTAAATTCTCGTTTGATTATTTTATTGGTTTCTTCTGTTTCTTCGTATTTAAAATACCCATCTTGATATGAAAGAGTGGAATTTGAAGGATAACTTGTCCCATCAGTCCCCTGTCCTGGTATTATTTTTTCAAATAGGATAATGTTTTTAGATTGGACATCCCTTAAAATCCCATCACTTATATTTCCCGAGTCGGTTATTTTTTCTATCTTTTCTAAATAGTTAGCCTCATCTTGATTTGCAAGAGATTGGTAAAATGGTAAATTAATTAATTCATCTTTTGTATATGGTATTTTTTATCTCACTACTTTAAATGAATGTTTCTCATCAAAATATTGAATGGTTTCATCAGCAGTTCCACTACCACTTACTATTTTGTAATTTATTCTATAAAATCTTTCTGATTGTAATCCATTCATCCACAAATTGAAATAGTTTCCAGTTGAATCACAACTAATAATTGAACCACTTCCAAATGGGACAACAACATCTTCAGTATAAGCATCTTTAATTTCATAATATGTACTTCCACTTGGTAGATATTTAACCGTTGTATATCCTGTACTATATCCACTTGTTGAATATGTCTTTTCAGGATATCTTTCTCTACCAATAACTCTAAATTTTACCTTTGAATTTTCTTTATATTCTGGTCTAAATCCTCTCATATAAAGAACCATGTCTTCTAAATTATCAGATGAAAGTGCCGATAAAGAACCTGTTGCCCATTTAGAATCATCCCAAACTACTTCTAATTTTGGTTGATAGATTGTATTTGTATTCCTTCCAAAAAATATAAAGTTTCCATAATGAGTAGTATTTCCTTCCTCAACACTTGAATTTGTATTTCCCATACTACCACTTCTTTTTATTATAAATCCTTCATTTGCATATGAAGAACCACTATAAATCCAATTATTAACTATACCAGTTACATCCATTCTAACATCTGCAGCATCGTGAGTAAATGATTGAGAAGCTTCTAAACTATATTGTCCAGTTGAACCACTAAACCAAGTTCCACCACCTCCCGATGATAATGTAATGGAAACATCCGTTCCACCTTGAAGTGCTAAAGTTTTATCTCCATCAAATACAAATAATCCTGATGAAGAAGCTACCGATAAATTAGATGAAGTTCCTCTAACACTTCCAGATAATATTAAATAATCTGCACCACTTCCATAACCAAATGCACTACCCGTTACACTTGCAGAAATAGGTAATCCGTGTAAAGAACTACTAGCATTAATTGTATTTCGCAAATTATTTATAGAACTACCAGTAGTTGAACCTGATGTTACATATATTTCTGTTGAACTATTATCAAATACAGATGTTGAACCACTCACAAATACAAAATCAACTCCTCCAATAGTAACTTCTTGATTATCAAAATCTCCATTTGATATTGTTAAAGTTCCACTTGCATAATTCTCACCTTGTTGTGTAGAATAAGTTCCAAACCAAGGAGTTGCTACGTTATTATTATCTCTGTATTTCCAACTTGGACCATCTTCTATAATAGGATTGGATTGTGCTTTTCCAGAACCATTATCCCAAGATTGACTAACAGGATAAGTATATAATTTTTGTGATGCGTTTAACGCCTGTGAATTAGCATCATATAAATTTAAATAATATGTAGGATTAGATATTAACCCACTAACAATAGATTCTGAAACATAAGTCAAATCAAATTTAATTAAACCACGAGAAACATATATTACTGAACCATCAGAATTCATGTCTTTTCTTATTTCAAGAATCTCATCAAGTCCAGTATTCATACTTTTGCTGACTTCATATAATGTTGTGTCCTTTGTAGCGTATTCAAAATAATGCATTATATATCTCCCATCACTCTACCTCGTATATCAGAATTAGGATGCTTAATTTCAAATATTGTTGGATCTATTGGTGGATAAACAACACTATTAAAAATTGAAGCTTCCTGTTCTATCTGATATATATTCTGAGAATAATTTAAACCATTCATAGTTCCCCATTTATTAGTTACTGATATAAGTTCTGTACTACTTTCTAAAGGTTTCACAACAGTAGCAACTCCTTCTACTCCAAGTAGTTCAGAGGCCACATCGGCTAAAATTATTGGTTGGTTTATTTGCCATTTATCTATATTAAAATACAATTTTATTTTATCAACACATCCCAACAGTACTTCGTTCTTATTGAATCCTCGTTTGGTATAAATTGCAAAATCAATTCCAATATTACATATCCACGCATCTTTAATTTGAACCGCGTCTGTCATCATTCTATATTGAGTTAAATAAGTTTTTATATTTTCTTTAACTGCAGAATTTAATCTTACCAATGATTTGGTATTACTATACCCTAAACAATACATATTTAATGCTAATGGGTTAGATTGGAATGTAGGATCTGCCTCATTCTGTCCAGTTGCAGCTACTTGTTCATCTTGTATCATATAAACTTTTGCTATATTACCATATTTTGCTGGTAATGAATATACACGAGTTATATAATCATCTTTGGTTACTGCTCTGCTTTGTGCTTGGAAATATGCTGCTGCATTTACTCTTATATTTTCAATTGTTTCTGCTCCGCCACCTCCAGTTGCTGGATTTGGATTTGTTACTGCAGATGAATTTAAAGTTATTGTTTGTAGATTACTATCTAAACTCAAAGAATTATCAAATGTTGCAGATTGTGCCGTAATGTTATTAATCGTATCAGAACCCACATTGTCATCAATACCACCACCATACGAATATTTTATAGTTAATGTTGTATTAGTCGGACATTGACCATAGGTTTCTGTTTTTAAAAAGTTTGCTGGATCAAATGATGTATCAAGAAAACTTGGTGTTCCGGGTAATGAAGAACCAACACTTGATGGATTCGGAATTATTTCTTCATCACTACTTGTTGATGTTCCAGCACCGAATCTCATTTCAGTTTTACCGTCTGGTCTTATATATGTTTTAAATCTTTTAGATGTCTTAACAAGTTTTAATAAGAATGGTGCAAAATTTCTACCATTTACTAAATCTGGAGAATTGTTTGTAGTATTTGCAAAATCGGCGAAAACTGTATCTTGTGCTAAAAATGGAACTTCATACCATTTATTCCCATCACCATCTGTTACTGAAATTATTTCTAACACAGGACTATTTTGTAAAGCAATTCTTTTATATTGTTCTGCTGCCCCAAATGTTATATATTCAGTAACAACAGTTCCACTAACTGCCCTTACTTGTTTTTTCAACAACCACTTTGTAATATTACTGTCGTCATCCACTTCAAATATATCATCTTGTCTTGGACTCATTGAACTTGAATCACTGAAAACTACATCACCCGTTGTTCTAAAAACTGTTCCATTAGTCGATGTGGCCTGTAGTCCAGCATCAATCTGTAAACAATAATCTTCGTTTGGTGCACGTCTCCCATCTGAATCTGTGATGTCGGTTCGGGCGGGTACTGTTTGGAACACATCAAGAGTTACAGAAGCAGGCGAACTCTGTCTTGGTCTATATCCATATCCTTGAGCAATTTCATAAATAGTTTTCTTTTCCTCTGCAAAAGCTAACATACTTTCCTTAAATTGTTCATCCATATAATAGGATAATGTATCACCAACATATGATGCCATTTCTATAAACATCATACCTGGATCTGATTCATTAAAATCATTATAGGTATTTGGAAAGTATGTCTTTGCAAATTCTATCAGACCATCTCTAAATCCAGAGAAATCCTTGTTTAAATATTTTACGTCTTTACTGACTCCCTTTGTAGCCATTTTATTCTCCTTTATTGATTAATAGCCGATTCAAATTGATCAAAACTCACTGACACAGTTCCAAATCTATCTGGTTCAAACGATAATCCAAAATCTACTGTTATATTAACTTGATTAGTATTATAATCTGGCATTACAACTTCTATATTTTTAATGTTTATATATGGCAACCAAGTTTTTAAAGATGTTCTAATTGAACTTATTATCGTATCAGTAAACTCTTCATCCATAGGTTCAAACAACATTGTATGTAAATCTGAACCAAACGTTGGTTGTCCTAATCTTTCACCTGGAATAGTTTTTAGCAAATTAACAATATTATATTTTGCCTGTTGAAGTGTAGTCTTAGTTTGTTTAAAGTATCCGGAATTAGAATACCCCATAGGAAGTTTCAATCCAATGAAAGTATCTGGATTTAAATCTTTTTCTCTTGCTCCCATTTATATTCTCCTTTAATTTCCTATTGCTTGCCAATAAAAATTTTGACTACCATCGATGGCTGAATTTCTATTAATCTCAAAATTAGTAGTTGTAACATTCTGTACAGGAAGTATATCTTGTGAATTTCCATTTTTCCTTTGTGTAACAACATTAAAACACGCGTTAGGAAATTCTAATGAAAAATTAAAAAGTTCTTCATCATCTGATGAAGAAATTCCTGTTCCCCACTGTAGTATCAGACCTCCAGGTAACTCAACATATCCATTCGGAGTTAAACTTTGTGGTGGTGGACCTTGCCG